ACCCTTATTTTGATACCAAACGCCATGACGTGGCGTTTCGGCCCTCTAGGCCTCATCAGTGGTATTATTTGCGGTTGCTGTAGGTCTTTTCAAAACCTGCCAGAATGATACGCATCTGTTGAACTGATACGGTATCACTCAACTCCCAATCGGGTTGTTCCACACGATTTAATAACCGCCCAACTTCCAACAATGCGGCCCGTGCATCATCCCACGCCCCACGTCTGTCCCGTTGGTTTGCGTCCTCGTTTTTGTCGATGTAGAACTTAACCGCTCCTTGTTGCGTTGTTACGCCCAAAACCTCGACATTCAGGGGCGTTATGTTGTAGTCTTGCCCGTACAAGTCGATTTTACGCCCCTGGGCTAGTACCTCGCCGCTGATGTCCTTGATAACCAATCGTTGTTCGCTCGTGAATTGTTGCAAAAGTTCGTGAACCTTAATCATTTTGTTTTTTCCTTTCTGACCTTCCATCTCCAGTACCTAGGCGGTCAACCCTAGATAGACACTAGAGCACGTGTTGACGCTCCAGCGTTTCGGATATTGAAACTATACCGGTCTGATTGATACGGTATCGGGCTTGTCGAGTTTCCTCGTCTTCGGGCCCTGCTTGTGCTATTCGCTTTTCAAATACCAATAGTTCGTATAACCAACCATCCCCGGTCTCCCCGGCGTCGGCTTCGCCTAATTCTCGCATATTTCCTTATCCAATGCAAGAAAAATCGTGCTCAACCCGGCATTATTAACAGAAACTTTACAAAATTACCTCATTTTTAACAATTCCTTAACAAAACTTTATCACTTTACGTTGCTAAAGTATCCGAAAGCGACACACGGATAGAGTTGTCTTATATCCTTGTTTTACTCTATAACATAGAATACTTATCCACATTTATAATTGATATTGCTAACTATCCTACTCATTGGCTTAACAAAGCCGTTTCTATTTTTAATCTAACATAGTATTATAATACCATACACCATCAAAAACGCAACACAGCGGCATTTAGAGCCTAATTATAACACTTTAATATGCTAAAGTGCTATCCTTCGGCTTTGTAAGTCCGTTACTTACTAAAAGTAAGTTACTAACATTAGGTAAGTTTGTTACATAATATCACTACTCCCTATATTATATATTATTATTTATTATTATATTTATAACTCTATATTCTATATTTTATATTTATAATTCTATATTCCTATATTATTATTTATTATTATATATATATAAATATATTATATAGGGTAGCCTATATTATATTTAATATTTATTATTATAAATATATAATTGTAAATAATTTAGAATTATAAATATTAAAAAGATTATAGAGATTATAAAGATTCTTTTAAACCCTTATAAAGCCTATTTATTATTTTAAATTATTAATAATAATATAAACGCACGAGCGTGCGGGCGCTCCCTATTATATGCGTACCCTATTGGCGGTTGTTGATTCTTTGTGACCCCCTCACGCACACACGTCAAAATATTTTCACGTTCTGCATATTGTGTGCCATCCTATACTGTACGGTATACATATACTGTATGGTATACGGTATAGGGTGCAAGGGAATAGAGGTGCTGTGTAGGTGGTAACCTCATAAACAAAATTCAGTAAATTATTCGATGTCGTAATTCATATATAGTTTATGCGACAAACTATATTACATGTACAGGTGCTTAACTGTGTCTTGATATATAAATGTGGGGTTTGTTGCTATTTTAATGTGGGTTTTCTATGTACGTGATGGTCTGTGTCACGGAGCATCTAAGTGTTATGAAATAACATTTGGTTGACAAAATCGTATATTTATCGTATAATAAGGTGTAGGGGGTTAACGCTACCTACGGTAGACGTTTGGAACGATTCGTGTTCGGAACGGTTCATATAGAAACGAAGATATAGGAGGAGGAACTATGAGAATTAAGAGTGTGAGAAAGAGAATTGAGAAAGAAAACAAAAAGTTCAAGAATCTTTACAATTACGATTATTTACTGAGGTTTTTACTGGATGCGTTCAAAGATGTATCTGGATATAGTTGTACTTCATATGGAGTGAGCCAAAAGACTGTTGTTCTATTTGAAAAAGGAATGCCGATGCACCATTTCACACACTTGATGACATTGATTGAGATGTACGACGAGTTTCCGGGGGTATTCGTATCAAAAAGTTACATTGGTGAAATCAACACGGAGAGCAATTTTCGTTACGAGATTGATAGCGCATATCTATCCTGCGTGCTATCCGATATGTTCAAGGCAATTCAAATTCTAAATCGTATTGCTAAAAACCAATCGTGTAGTATCAAGGCATCTGATGAACGTATTGGAGTTGCGGTTGAAGAACCAAAGGAGTGTAAGTGTGAAGAAAGAGATTGAAGAACTGGAAAAGTGGGATGCGATTTACCGTCAGAAACTATTATATCAGATGATTTATGAAATCTTGAAAGAATTAAGGAAGTTGAATAAGAAATAGAAAAGGACGTGATGCGGTATGATTACAAGAGAGGAATACATTGAACAATACGGTGACGTTTGTGCTAATCGAAAGTTGGATGCTGGTGAGGTGTACGATAACTACGTCAACAAAGTCCAACCATATTTAAGCGTCGTTACTGCATTCCGCATCGGAAATGAGCGTGCTAGAGAAGACCAATTGGCGTTGGCATTATACGTAGGTCGATTGGAGTTTCGCACGATGAAGCAAACGTTCAAAGAGTTGGAAGAAGCGTTGAAAGCGGAGCAAAGCGTTATGAAGTTGAAGTCTATGATTGACTTGCAACGAGGCTTGATTGCTAGCGAGTACAAGAATGCGAAGATGCTTGATATGCAGAGCACCAGATATGATGACGAATACAAGAACAAGGGTGACGGAGTTGAAGTTAACATTCCAAAGACGTTGGAAATCAACATTAAGAATGCTGGGGTAGACGAAAGCACACTGGACTAATTGGAGGGTATAATGTTTAAATATATTGAGATTAAGGATAAGACGGACTTGAAGCCCGGAATGTTCTTCGGTGTTGATAAGGACAATATGAATTTGATTGATGATATTCATAGAACAGAGGAAACACTGGTATTCTTCACGGAGGGTATCAAGGTTGATGTTGAAGATTTGAATGATTACGTATATGCGGAGTTTGACACTGGTGACGAGAATATTGTAGCACAAATCTCATACAGTTGCAACTTCTGTAAAAATCCGAATATCGTATTCAATGATATTGACAATGCAAGATTGCACGCAGATAGATGTCTGTTTAATGAGAAAAAGAAATCCTGTGTAATGTGTAAGCATTTGAAGATTATCGAGCACCCACCTTATCCGAGATATGAAAAGAAATATCAATCAATGGAAACATACCACGCATTCGGAGCATTCAAACAACCATATTGTATGAAGAAAGAAATGAACATCAGCGAATATGAACTGTTTGATAAACACGATGACTGCTTTGAATATTCAGATGAACCTGCTGTTGTAGAAACCAATGAAGAATTCGACCACTACTGGGAACTTGTGATGAAAGCACAGAAACAGTTGACGGAAGAAGAAGTTGAAGAATTGGAGAAAGCAGACGAAGAAGTGAGTTAAATGAATGTTTTAATACCATATGACAAATTATGGGATGAGAACAGACATTACCTGATGATTAAGAGCGGTCGTGATGCTGGCAAATCAAAAGGAATTGCACAGCGCATCACCTCTGCATTTGTACAATATGACTTGGACATACTGGTATGCAGGTCGAACTATGGTGACCTTGAAAAGAGTATGTATAGCGAGATATTAACGGTTATTGAGGAAGAAGGCTTTCTTGAAATCATCGAAGCTCGAAAAAGACCGTTGAAAATACGCAACATATTGAATGATAATATCATTTACTTCGAGGGTATCGGCGGTTCTGACTTGAACCGTTCAAAAGGGTTTAAACCACATAAGAGTTTGAGTATGATTGTGGTAGATGAAACACAGCAATTACCTACGCAAAGCAATCTAGACCAAGCACTTGCTACATATCGAAGACATTTGGATGAAGATATATGGCAAGTTATACTAGCATTCAACCCAGAGCCTCATAATGCGCACTGGTGTAATGAATACTATCGAATTAACGAAGAAGATGACGAATGGACTTGTATTTACGCCTCATATCTTGACATTTGGGATGTATTAACAGACGCTGATAGAAGCGCTATACGCAAAGAAAAGCGTATGAACCCTTCTCATTACAGATATTTGTATTTAGGGGAAACAGAAGGCCTGTTTGGCGGTGTATATCATACATTTGACCCAGATTTCCATATGGTGAAAGATAAAGTCGTCAAAAAAATGATAGAAATGCACGGAATTCACAGTATCATCATCGGTGTTGATGGTGCTACTACACGAGATAAAACGGCATTTGTACCAACATTCATCCTTAATAACGGTCAGGGCATAGTTGTTGAATACTTCTATCACGACCCTGAAAAAAATGGACAGATTTCGGATGATATGTTAATGCCGTACGTAGAACGCTGGTTGACATTCCTGCATAGAAAGTACAAATTGCCTGCATCAATGCCAATGCGTGTGATATTCGATAGTGCTAGTGCTAACCTGCGACTCACCTTTGCAAATAGATTTAGAGGAAAGTATCTATGTGAAAGTTACTCGCAGAAAAACGTAATACAAATGGCTAGAATTATGCAGAATGCCTTTGGTAGAAACGTGTTGTACATATTAGATGATGGTGGAATATTCAATTATATCACTAACAATAAAGAATTTGGAGTTCATCCACTTGTGACACAGTTAAAAGGTGTTGTATGGGATGAAAAGGGTAAAGGCTTTGACGATAGAGTTCCGAATGATGCAACAGACGCATTAACGTACTCAACCGCCTATTACTTCAAAAATCCACAAGCGATGTTCTTCAATAAAGACCCAGACAGATTATACTTTGAAAGAGAGGTGGTAAATGATGTCCGAAACTTACCAAAGTAACAGACCGTTGGGAGCGTTTAGTTCGATTCAAACGTGGAATACATATAGTTGGATTAACAATGAATCGTTCTACAGACTAGTTCCCTCCTCATATACAGATTATTATAACCGGTTTGTTAAACATTGGTTCTACTGGTACGATGGATTTGTTCCATACTTCCACCACACTCAATCAGGTATGATTTCTACTAGAATTGCTTATGCTATTTTGAAGAAACTAGCGGAGAAGACGGTTGGAAGCAGACTATTGTTTGATGGAGAGGGCCGAGAAGACAAGCATTCCATTAAGATTGATGGTATTGAATACGATTCTGTTGGCTTCTGTGAACTATGGTCGGATGAAAACCAACTAAAATCGACGCTTAAACAAGCATTCGAGTGGGCTTATGCGGGTGGCGATTCCATCTTGAAAGCCGATAGTGATGGTAGGGATATGACTATCACACCTATGCGTAAGGACTCCTATCTCATTGATACTGATTTCAGAGGTCGGATTTGCAAGTTTATGGGGTTCATCTACTCGTATACGAAGACCATTCCACAGCAGGGTAGCGAATCCTCACGTAGAATGTACTATATCGTAGAAGAACGTGAGTATATCAACGGAGTTCCGATGTTCCGTGTTGGAATTAAGACGTCAGATTCACAAATGACGAACGGTAAACCTACTGATAACATTATTACGGACACACCATTTGATAGATTGCCAAAAGATATTGTGCGTAAGTTTAAAAAGGACTTCCCAGATGTTATTATCGGACAATGGAAGCGAATGCCGTTCAAAGACCTTGGTATCTACCAAATCAAAGCGACCAGAAATGTAAGTTTCTTACCTGATGCTCCGTTTGGCGAAAGTATTCTATCTCCGCTAATTCATATCTTGATGACATATGACTTCTATTTTAGTTCTCTTACTACGAACTTATACACGTCTAGAGATAAAGTAATTCTACCACAGAATATGGAAACCCCGAACTTGCCTGGCGCTGATGACTTTTATGCAAACAGACAAAACTGGTATAGTGGACTTGACAATTACCTATACACCCGTGTACCATATACTGACCCAGAGAACCAAAAACCAATCTTCATTCAACCTGAAATCAGGGATTGGAAAAAGGTTAGAGAAATCCTGTTACAATCTGCCGCTATGAACATTGGTGTAGACGAGAGAACTATCTCGCAAAGCATCGTTCCAAACGCAGAAAAGCCTACCGCTAGAGAAATCAGTGTAGACGAAGATACCACGACCTCATTTGTTGAGGAGAAACGTGACCTGAACGACAAATCAATCAACGATTTGATTAGAGCCGTATTGTACTTCTACGGGTTTACAGAGGAAATTGTAAAGGTTAAATTCAGCAAGGCTGGATTAAGCAATATCAATAACTTGGTTACGATTGCTACACTTTTGAAGCAAAACCAACTTGGAGATAGAAAGTCGTTGCTTGAACTTGTATGGCCTGATAAGAATGACATCCAAATTGAGAATATGATGAATAAAATGGATGAAGAATTTGAAAAGGCGATGGAGATGCAAAACAATAGTCCTCTGAATGTGGAGGAAGGTATTGAGCAACAAAACAACAATACGGAATATCACGTTCCGAAGAAAGGAGAAGAATAATGGCTGAAAGATTCTTTGCGAGGTTGGATTTGTAGCAACCGATAAGAGTGGAAACGTTAGTGATAAACATACCATTGAAATCACTATCACTGACAGTGTAGCACCTGTTATCACCGATGCACAAACACTTGAAACCACTTGTGTATCTGGAGCAGATGAACCGGACTGGACTACCGGTGTTACCGCAGAGGACGCCTATGATGGCGATTTGACTGCAAGTATTGTTATTGATACGTCCGCTGTTGATATGGTTACCGCAGGAACGTTCGATGTCACCTATGACGTTGATGACAGTTCCGGCAATAGCGCTACCTCGCTAACCAAAACCATCACGATTACTGCTGAATGATTTAGTTAATTTCGTAGATGCGCCTCAATCAATCAGGTACTGGCAGGACTAGAAAATAGTTCATCCCAGAGCACTACCGGTTGTGCGACTAGCGTGTGTGCGATAGGAAAAACCTATATAGGGAGGAAATAGTAATGACGAAAGAAGAAAAACAACTGCTTAAAATTTACAACAAAACCCAAGATGAAACTATCAAGAAAGTTCTTGGTGTGTTGCTGGACGAGGACGATGTTGTAGAAGAAAAGCAAGAGAAACAAGAAGAACCAGAGAAAAAAGAAGAAGTCGAGAAAAAGCCAGAAGTCGTTGAGAAGAAACCAGAAGAAAAGGTTGAAGAAAAATCCGACAAAGGCAAAGAAGAAAACCAAGACTTCAAAGAGATGTTCGAGGAACTTCGCAAGCAATTTAATGTTGTAATTGATGAAGTCAAAACGCTCAAAGAAAAACAGCCCGAAGTAGTCGGCGTAAAGGCGAAGCTGAAAGAGGGTAACGATGAAAGTTCGTTCGATTCTATGTTCGCAGAACTCCGACAAAGACGAGGGCAAACCTACTAGAAATTAAAGGAGTGAATTAAAATGACTACTTCCGATTTTGCAGCCCCAACTATTGACAGTATCGCTTCCGGTCGTCTTTTGGCGAAAGCCCTTATGCGAAATGTCGTTCAACGTATTCAACTTTCAAATGGTAAAGGTGTTACCGAAGACTTTACCGACAACGTGATGGCGGACGAAGTCCGTATCATCCGGGTCAAACCGCTTACTCAAAAAGGCCGTACTCTTGGTGCAACTACCAATGGTCTGCACTATGATACCAATGGTGCAACAGGTGAACAACCGACTACCGACCACTATGGTATTCGTCTGCGTCACAAATATGACCTTCCTGTAAGTGTTCCTCGTTCCGCTATGGATATGATTCCGATTGACTTGCTGAACGGTGCGCGTGAAGTTATTGAACAAGGCCTTGCTAATGCAGTTAATGCTAGCACCCTCGCCACCCAACTCGCAGCCGCACTGAACTACGAGTACAACGATGGAACAACCCCGCTTGAAGACCACAAGGTCGAAGTCACCCTTGGAACCAGTTCTATGCCTGATGCAATCGTGGATATGAACGCCATCCTTGATGAGGGTGATACCGACAATGGTATCCATATCTTCCCGTATCAGAACCGTGTATTGCAGATGCGCCCAAGTGCTAAAAAGTATCTGAAAAAGGGTCTTGACTATATCTACGTCAACAACTGGAAAGCACAAGATATGCTTAAAATCGGTGCGATTGACACCGAAACCGAACCCAACAACGATGTTGACGGTTATCAAGGACAAATTGATGGTGTGGACTTGTTCCTTACCCCACCTGCAATCTGGGCTCTCGCAGAAGAATGGCTTGGCCTGACTGCTGGCGCCCTAGATGATGTCTACGGTATTATGTCCGCATCGCAAGGTACTGGACGTGGACTTGCCTTTACCAACAGTGTTCAAATTATCCCTGAATATCGTGGACAAGGTGTCCGTATGCTCCCGAACTACCGTTGGGGTGTCGAAGTATTCTTCGATAAATCGCTTGTATTGCTTACCAAGGCCGCCTTTGCTTCCGTTGGAACCGGCAACCTTGAAGCAATCGGGCCTGATTCCCAGTAACATCCATTAACCTTTAGTGGTTGTTAGAGTGTGCCACCTCGCCTACCCCTCCTACGGTTGGGGTGGTGCACTCCATAGAGTCACTAAAAGTTATAATTGAAAGGAGTAGAGAATATGGCTTACATTTCAAATACCGATTCCAGTATCCTACCATATAATGATGACGATATGAAGTATGACATTGATAGACAGATGTACGTTCTTACTGAAAGTGGCATACTGCGTCATACCGGATATAACATTCAAGAAATGACCGGTAACGAAACACAATCACTTATTGCTAGATACCGCATCAGTTCTGATGTATACAATTTCTTAAGACGCAATAGTCGGCTTAATACAATAAAGTATAAGATTAGACAGATTGCAAAAGATGAGTTTACTAGACAACTGTTTAAAGAGGCTTTGATTGAACAGGCTCTGTATTACATTGAAAGTGGTGCCGGCTCAATCAAGACGCAACACGGCATTAACATCTCTGGTGGTAAAGCGATGAGTTTAATGGATTTGCGTGGTAATGTTCTTATCTCTGCTAACTCTGAAATGTTGTTGTCACACGCAGGACTGTTGTATAGCGGTTATATGTATTACACAAACTATGAAGAAGATGGGACTTGGTAGGTATGTTCAATTTATCTGAACCTTATAGCGGACATTTTTTCACCGCACAGTGGGTACCTTGGGATGAGGAGAACAAGACTTACAAGCCCTCTATTTCTATTAAAATCAAAGGGCAGAGTGAGATTGGCGTATCTACCGGTGTTAAAGAACAGATTATCGAACGTGTCGAAGGTCGCATTATCAAGAAGAATGTATTCCGTGTTAACGTAGTAGAAAACCACCCATACAAAATTCGTGATAAAATCATCTTCCCACAAGAGAATATCACCTATATGATACATAAAGTATCGGATAACATTAACCATCCTAATGGCATTGTTAATTTGATGTTCAAACAATCATTGAATGTTCCAAAGACGCTTTATCTAGGAGAATAGTATGGAAGATGACGTCATTTTTGATGCCAAATTAAAAAGTTATCTGTTTCAAAAGGCTAGACGTATGGCTCCCGCTGACACGTGGAACTTGCGTCTTAACGCTATGAAGAAGAAACACGTATCTCACAGATACAAGTTTACCATCCATTATAGTGGCATTGATGCACATTACATCCAGTATCTTCAATACTCTCCGTATGCCGGTTCTAGCAGAGAGATAGAGAACAAACACAGATGGTTCATCACAAGAACGATTGCTGAATTGACGAAGGATTTAAAACGGTATTTTGAGAAAGATGGAAAAGGTATGCGTGCAGAGCGCTTCCGAAGAAATGAATATATGCCTCAAAAAGAAAGACGTGCTATGCGTCACATAGAAAGCCTCAATAGGAGTGTTGGATTATGAGTGTGAACGACAACTACACATCTTTATATAACTTCATTGATGCCGAATTGAACAACAACAGTTACGATGTTACGTTTGATTTGGGATTGTTTTATAGCGATGAACAAAACTACTACGAACAACTTACGTCTGGGTTGCGTGAGCGTAGAGTTCCTACTATGGTTACCGATATGCCGGGTGAGTTTCTTAATATTCCCGGTGCTAATACAGCCGTACACAACGTTGGTATCGAGTTTGACTTGTACGTTGGGAATACTACACGTTCCAGCGTTAAAACCGCAGAGTATCAGAATGTAGACCGCAATACGGTCATCAACGCCGTTAATGAAGTTCGTTCAAGACTGCTTGCAGAGTACCATCCACTAGGAACCCCGTACCTTTATATGGGTGGAGAAGATAGCACTGCAAATGCGGTTACAGACACCACTACAAATTTAAAATTTCTGTATATCAAGTTCACGCCAAAGAATACCGATGTAGAGGGTATCATTAGAGGCAATAGCGTTAGGAATGGATTGTTATCGAAGAATGCAACACATATCAACTTCTTGGTATCTGGTGCGTTACCCGCTATCTCCGTTCCATATACGGTGAACGAGGAAATTGAGATTACAATCACCAAAAATGGGAATGTATGGAGTATTACAAATGGAATCGATACAGATAGTGTCGAAACTGCAACTGATTTGTCCTATCAAGACTTTGAAATCGGATATACGACAGGCCTTGAAGCGATTGTTAAACGAATTGTAATTGACGACGTTTACGCACAAGGAATTGACTTTGTAAACGTTCCAAAGGTGGACTTCTCCACTTGGACTAGCAAGAGCGAGTTCGTTAATAGCGGTGATGGTACACTTACTACGAACACCATCAGCAACTCTATCTTGTGGAGTGAAACGGGCAACGCTATTTTTGGGTTTGGTACAATGAACCCCGCATCAGAGGTTAGAAGTCCAGATGGAGAGGACTTGTATCAACTGTACAGCCTTGAACTAACCGTTGCGATTAGTAATGACGTATTGTTTGGTAATAACTTTGAATATTACTTGTCTACTGATGACGGAACTACATATGAGCGTATTCACCCGATTGATAGAGGACATACACTCGCCGCACAGATGGAGGGTGAACAATACATCAATGGATTGCAGAATGTGTTTGTCGTATCCGAAACAGCAAGAGAGCATACGCTATCATTTTATTACGTTCCGAATAAAAAACTCAATAAGATGCTTAAACACATCGTTGATAAGAGCACGGAACAGAATACCTCTTACAAATTGAAAGTTCAATATCCATTCTTCCAAGTTACGTATGATGTACTTATTGAGAATGGCGGAGTAAACCCGAATATCAATACGATTACCACATTTAGTTTGACGCTAAAAGAAGAAGACACTAACATTTAGGAGGTGTGACCTGTGGCTGTAAGCTTTAATGTAAATATGTCAATAAACGGTGGCAACCGCAGGGGGGCCTTCGATGGTGGCAACGTCTATAAGGACAGGGGCACACTAAATAGTGGAATGTATAGTAATCAATCTAGTGGTGAGCAGATTGGCGAGTTCAATTTAAGAAAGATTGTCAATCTTGGTTTGGCATTTAATACCGCACAAAAAGCAAATGAGATTGCTGGTGCTTGGACGCAGAACAGATTACGACAAAGACGCATTGATACTGGTATGACGTTTGCTAAATACGGTATTGGTTTAGCGATAAACCCAGTTGCAGGCGGCGTCTATATGGCGAGCGACCTTGGTTACAGGGCGATTATGTATCAAATCGAAAAAGAGCGTGGCAATATTCGCGCCGACTATTACAGACGTTTGAGTGGAAACGCCACTTATAGTGGGAGCAGATACAGAGGGGATTACCTATGAGTTACGCTATTTATCTATGCTATAACGATGAGAGTGGTGTTAAGTATGCAAGTGATTATTCCGCATACGTTCCAAAGGCTTTCACTTATATCAACAAATTGGATGATTCTCTCGACATTGGGACTATCACAATTAGAAACTTGACTTCTTCTGAGCCATTCGACCTGTTTAACTGGATTGAGATTTACGATGAAACACCACCAGATGACTACCTAGACCTTACCACCGAACCCATTATAACGGCTAGAATATTTGGTGATAGCGTTAGTTTGATGAGCAAGAACCCCGTGTTATATCAACACGAACTAACACTTGTGGAACACACAAAGATACTAGAACGATTTATCGTTAGTGGAAAGACGTTCAGACAACCAATTGACAAAAGTGCGACACCAAGATATTACCTTTATGATGTGTTGCAAGATTTAGTCGACACCATACCGCTAGAAATGCTGTCTATTCATAGTGATTATAGATTGTTTACGTTGCCTACTTCCGGCGACAACTATGATTTGTGGACTACGACAAAAAGTCCAGAGTTCACGTTTAAGGATGTTACGTTGCGTGAAGCGTTGAACCAAGTATTGTCTACGGTTGATGCCGTTGCTAGACTTGAACTAACGTCTGATGGAGATTTGGTGCTTACCGCAGATTATCAAAATGAGATTAAGGATATCATAGCATCTGAAAGTGAATTTATTGATAAGGTGGCACAACAGGACGGAGAATTTTACGCCACCGACTTGGAGAGTGAAGCACTTAATGCTGTTGGCGATACATATGACGGAGAATCTATTGAGGTTTATCCATCCCCAAGTTCATTTGTAACGCCGAGAACAGATGATATTGAGTTTAACTTTCTTCGCTCATACATACCAACCCCAAAAAGGATTTATAACGTCAATAAAGTAGTACACAAGTTGAAAGGTAGTTTCCTATATGGCGTCGGAGGTTTTCTGGCCTATGATTCTGACAACAGATTTGACGTCTATTCGTCTACATCTGAATTTCCATCTACTGGTTCAACCGAGATTTACTACGTTGATAAATCTGACGGTTACCAAGTTTATCTGTGGGATGGAAGTTCCTACAACGCTGATGGAACATCATATACAACCACTTTCCCAAAAGTTAGATTTTACGCATCTTTTTCAGACTTTGAAGACCCAGACGACAGGGATTGGTTTATAGCACGTGACAGTGGTATCGGTTATTGGTATACCGGCTCCGATTACGAAGAAGTTCCTTATTTAGATTCTGACGGTCTATTCCTTATAGAAATCACGGACAGAGTTATAGAGAAAAAGGTTTACGACACGCTAGATAGTGATAGTCCAAGTAATTCCGACACCGACAGAACAGACCCTACAAAGTTCTATCAGAGCAACACGGTTTATTATCAATACAGAGAAAAGAACGTTCCCATTGGGGGCACCGTTGGAATATTCTCCATTGACACATCTGTACAATATGCTATCAGGGCATCTGCTAACGCACAATTTTCCGGCACTGAATATGGCGGCCCGTACGTCGGGTTTAATATAGATGTCGAGGACGATATGCTATTCCAAGTTCACTACGTTCCAATTCCGGCGTCAACAAGACTTAATATAGAACGGGATGACTTGACTGACGTTTCATATAACACTACGCTACTATCAAATCAACAATCAAGAATTATAGAAATTGGCAACTTCGCAGACAACCTGCACGGACGTATCAACCGTATTGGGAATGCAGATTTAAGGTTGGAACACCGTGTTGCGTCATTTGACGACTTGTATGATGTTGGTGATTATACATCCGACTTCTACATTGTCACAGAGAGAGAATTGATATTCTATAAAGATTTCATTTTAGCGAGATATTCTCTCACGAGAAACTTCAATCAGTTAAGCAAGTTCATTGGTGTCAACACCGAAATACGTCAGTGGGATATCGGCGAACAGAATACACTGGATAGAAATCTTATGTATAAGGAATACATTGAGATTGATGCTGTGTCATCCGGCTCCGGCAGCGATACAAGCCTTATGTTCACTGATGATGGTATTCAGACATATATGGATACGCTTAAACCATCAAGCGCACTCAACCCCGTTAGAACCGGTATTATGAAGTCTAGCGAGGTATCTGACTATCTCATTGTTCCATTCAGTTCCGTTGGCGGTGGTAATTCACTCTCGTTCACGTTTGCACTTGAAAGCAATCGCTATGTAGGTAATTTCAGAGATGAAACCACTTATACAGCAAAGGTTGTAAATGATTACGCCGCATATACAGATGAAAGCGGGGATATGGAACGTGCAATCTTCTACTTTGTGGATGATATCCGACAAGACCTTGACAAGGAAAATACAAAAAGCATCGCCAACAACTTCCCGATTGTAGACCTAGATGCTAGAAACAAGACGCTAATGATTACTGGTTCTATGGTTATTAAAAAGGATAGCGCAGAGATTATCAACGGAACATTCCAATTACAGCAAGTCCCGTTAGAATATGGACGCATCATCATTGGAAGAAGTATGTCTTCTAGAAACAGAATGGTTAGCGAAAACCCACCATCTACAATCAAACTGTATCACAGTACAACCGCCAGCATCGCTAGAACAAACAACAGAAAGTTTAATGCGACTGGATTTACACAACTAACCTCTCCTACGCTTACATTCGACTACGTAAACAAAACTGTAACCGTATCACACGCAAGTCTTACGTCATCCTCAACCGCTTGGGTATTGACTGATGAAAATGATAACGTGTTAATTGGAGTAAACCAAAGCGGAACATTAACAAATGTATTAACGTTCGACTTTGTAAACAAGCGAACGGGCAAGAGATATAAATACTAAAAAACAAGAAAGGAAAGATTGATTATGGCTGTTATAGTCAACAAATTCTATTTTGACTTGATGAATACTTACTTGAGCGATTTAAGTTCACCTGTCAAGATAGAGGGCGGTTCAAACCTGTCTACTCAAATCAGGGTTGTTTCGCCGAGAGTTAGTGACAGTGACGTCCAGATTACCATCACAAATGAGTTTGGTAATGATAGTGGATGGCTTTCTATGGTGTATCTCGGCACAGAAACCATTGAAAGTGGTGATTATGCAGGGGAAACGTGGAATGTATGGTACTACAATGTGCAGAGTGAGGTTCTGGCGCAAGTAACACGTGTAAACGCATCTAACGTTGATATCGCATTTCGTTGGCGCGAGCAAGATAGTAACTACATTGGAGCATTCACTACTACCACGCAGTTTGACGCATCTGGGTATGAGGGTGCTATCTCTACTGAATTGCTTGCAGAATACACAGAAGCAACAGATGAACAATGGGTTCTTGTGACCGATAGTGAACTGGAATCTCGTTCGTTTGAATATGATGCAGTTGCTGGTTCTTGGTCTGATGTAGGATTTGCAAGACCTATCTACCCAGTAATCTACACCGGCATCCTGCCTAGTGGAACCATCTCTGTTACCCCTGTTGTATATGCTAGTGAGAGTTCGTTGACGAATAGCCAAATCATTATTATCACGGCTTGGTTGAATGATATCACTGATACTCTGGTGTCTATTGAGAATAACCTCAAAGATACCTCTGACGGTGCATTTGATGCAACCGCAGACAATGAATGGTCTAGTGACAAGCGAATTGCAGAGCACTTGCTATCTTATATGGCTGTTGACGATTATGATACGGATAGTACCGCCACGTCTAGTGTTAAGTACGCTAGAAATCTAGGAACTACGGCAGGTAGCATCTCCTATGCGGAGCAACTTGCCAAGAATGCACTACTCAATCAAGGGGTAAGAACGGGCGACAATGTAACGTTCGCAAGTGTAACAACGGAAAATGCAACAACCAGAACTGTCGAAATTCCTGATATTGATGTAACGGGAAATAGTGTCTATGTGACATACAAACACACCGATGGCATCAATTACCAAGTCACGCAAATCAAATATCCCGACGGGCGCATCGCCCCAATCAACGAAAAAATCGATGTAAACTATTGCAACGAAAGTGGTGCGACGATTGAAGATGGTTACACGCTAGCATCAAAAGGTGGTTCCGTTGGCAATCAAGCATCTGGAGTTATCTCTTGGACGGGTGACCCTGATGCGGCGGGGTTCGTTTATTCTAGAAACTTCATCGGCGTAGCGAGAGTTGGTTCCGTCGCCGTAAACGCAAAATCCAAAGCGACCCAACTGGGGATTGTATCAGGTATACCCGAAGCAAACCTTTACGCATCGGGTACCGCATACGCAGAGGGTCAAACACTATACGCATACGAGGGCCGATTGACAAACGTCCGCCCCGACAAACCGTACCGACAAATCAAGGTCGGATGTATTATCAACAAGACGGGGACTGTTTACGATGTGTTTGTCTGTCCTGAAATCTTCGACTATTTGGACGAACTATCCAACGTATCCATTTCCAGTGCGGCGAACAGGGACATCATGGTGTTTGACTCGTCTGACGATTTGTGGAAGAACAGCAATCTAGACACTGAGTTGGCGAGCGTTGTCAAATCGGTCACAATGAACAGCGCCACATATGTTGTCACGATTACTTACTGGGATGACTCGACAGATACCATCGACCTGCCGCCCGAAAGCAGCATCGTCAACATTTCCTATGACAACGCCACAAAAGACCTCGCGTTCACACTTCGCAGCGGAGCAACTACCAATGTTCCATTGGATGACATCATCACCGGCCTTGCGACGGAAACATACGTGGATGATGCCGACGCACTGAAAGTTGATAAAACGACCACCATCGCAGGAGTGGACTTGCACGATAGTATCTCAAAAAGTGAACTGCAAACCGCCATCGACTATGGTTTGAAGATGGACAAGAACATTTCCACATTCGACGAAGTGTTGGAAGCGGGCATCACAGGCAGTGAACTCATTCCCGTCTATCAATCTGAAATCAAGAAAATCACTGTGGCGGTATTGACGTCGTACATCACGAACGAGGGTGGGTTGATACCAGAAATCAGAGGGGTGGACGAAGAAACAATCAGTTACCGAGAGGACGGGTTGGTTCGAGAGGTTTCGGGAAGTAACGTGGTTACAACTCCGACGTACGATCAAAACGGCGTGTTGCTGAAAATCACGGAAACATACAGTCTTGACGGAAAAACTTATGAAACTAGTTTTACAAGAAACGAAAAAGGACAAATCACCAATTATATCAAAGAGGAGGTCATCTAAATGGCATTCAACATTACACAATTAGTCAACGGTAACTCAAAGGACAATCCACTCTATATCGTTGACGTCGGAAACGACGAAGTAAACTACACGAAGAAGCACACGGAATACGGCGTGCGTTGGGTAGTCGGTCAATCCAGCCCGACAGGCGAACGTGTCACACGATTTAACGGGGTCCTTACGGTTGACGGTGGCACCAATGCGACTGGTATGTTTAGTGAACCCGCCACGTCCATTGACGGCGTTGGAAGAAACTCGTTCGACCACTTGTTCAATGTGGAACTCGTCAGCGAATTAAATGCCAACGGCGATGCCAACACGTTTGCAAGGTTCCATCCGTTTTACTTAAAAACCGAAATTGTCAACGATGGTTCCAGCACGTACATCTATGAATGGGCTTGCTTGACGAAACTGCCTGGATACCGCACGCCTCTTCCGTTTGACGACGGTCAAGGCGGTGTGAATTACTACGACATCGGACACGAAGAGGGGTATGTCGACGGTGGTGGCGCCCTACGCTCTGTCACGACAGGAGTTTTCCCGACCACCTCACTTAATCGTGGTGCATTCCGAACAGCAGCAAGAAAGAACGACGGCGACGGTACGAATACGGACAGCAACTACCAGATTACCGATATCGCAGAATATAACGACCTCGTTCAAATTCCGATGATGATTGAATTCGCAACTCGTGATTTGCAATCTATATTTAGGGGGCACGTTGACTCCGCATACGATGCGTACACCGTTGCCGACGGCACAAGTGCAGCGGGGGCATCCACCGCCATTATCTCGAACGCCGATGCGGCAAACTTCCCAATCGGGCAAGGTGTGTACATCAGTTCGGATAGTCGGTTGCACGAGTTGCTGTCCATCGACGCAGATACGCCAGTGGCGGGACAATCCACATTGACATTCGGTGGCGATGCCGTATCCATCTTGACAGGCGATAACCTTGACCCACGCCAATGGGCGACAGGAAAATTTACGAGTGCAAGTTATCACAGTTGTTACTACGACAGTTCCATCGACGACGGGAAACAACCTTTTATGTGGAGATACATCGTCAACCCGTTCGGCAATCAATGGAAGTTCGTGGACGGCATTAAAGTTGTCGATTATCAAACGTGGATTACCGAGTCGCCCAGTGATTACGACGATGCAGCGTCCAGCGGCGGAGCATACGCATCCCCGTTTGTTGAATTGAACTATTCCAACGCAACGGCAAATGGATACGCCAAAGAACTCGGACTCGACGAACGGTATCCATTTGCTAGAACGCCAGTCGATAGCACCGGTGGGTCTTCGACTTATTTCGCCGATTACTACTATCAAGCGTCTGGCGATAGGACCGCCCTAGTTGGTGGTTTTTGGTACCACGCTTCCGTTGCTGGGCCGTTCTTTTGGTCTCTGTACTACTCTCTTGCGAGTGCGAACTACTTCATCGGTGCCCGTCTTTCAAAACGCCCTTGAGGGGGCGTGGGGGATACATCCCCCAATAAGTTCTAAACAATAAATTATTTTGGGGTTGAGTGTGCGCTTTCCCGTTTCTTGGTTCGCCCTAGTTGGTGGTAATTGGAACTACACTTCCAATGCTGGGCCGTTCTTTTGGAATCTGAACAACTCTCTTGCGAATGCGAACAACAACATCGGTGCCCGCCTTTCTATGTTTTTTGCACACCAACTCCACAGCACTTGCTGAAAAATGACAATCAAGGGAACGGTCTAGTAGGTTCATTCTCGAACAATCGTTAGTGTCATAGGAAGAAGAAAATATGAAAAGAAAAGGGTACATCTACAAAGATATTTGTAATATCAAAAACGTTAGAAACGCTCTGATAAGCGCAAGCAAGAAAAAGACGAATAAACACGCCGTCAAAAACGCATTGAAATCATTTGAACACAGTACCAAGTTTGTCCAATGGATACTAGAAAGCAAAACGTACGTCCCCAACAGATACTACGAATCCAAAATCAAGGACGGTATCACTGGTAAAGAGCGCATCATTTACAAACCAAAGTTCTTTCCTGACCAAGTAATACACTGGTGTTTAATTAATCAAATAAAGCCGTTGATTATGCGAGGGATGTATCATTGGTCTTGCGCATCCATTCCAGGACGTGGAACGCACTATGCGAAAAAGGCTTGTGAAAAATGGATACGAAACGACTACAAAAACACGAAATACTGCTTAAAACTAGACATCAAAAAATACTACCCAAACATCAACAAAGAACGATTAAAGGAAAAGTTTAGAAAGTTGATAAAAGACGCCGACACGATTTGGCTGATTGACGCAATCATTGACTCGCACCACGAGGGATTGCCCATCGGGAACTACACAAGCCAATGGTTCGCCAACTTCTATTTACAAGACACGGACCACTTTATCAAAAATGAACTAGGAGTAAAGTACTACATTCGATATATGGACGACCTTGTTCTATTTGGCCCGAACAAAAGGGAACTGCGAAAAACGTTCTTGACGTTAAAAAACTATCTAGAAAAAGAGGGCTTGTCGGTAAAAGAAAATTGGCAGATATTCAATGTAACAAAAAGGTGGCTTGATTTTTGTGGGTTTTGTTTCACTAGAAACAAGACGTTCGTTAGAAAAAGGATAACACGCAGAATGCGGTCGAAACATTTCCAGTTTACGAAGAAACGGAATGCACACAATGCGAAGTCATTATTGAGTTACTATGGGTGGTTAAAACATACTGACAGTTATGTGCTTTACCAAAAATATTACAAAGACGATATTAAAAAAATGAAGGAGGCATCAAAATGCTATTAGAAAGAAGCAAGTCAGAAACGATGGTAGTGCCAGATGATTTGGAAATCAGGAATCTTGGCAAAGACGTGTATGAAATCGTGAAAAACGACAACATCACGTCGTACCAAAAGGATTTCGATGGCGAAATGGCGACGGTTTACGAAATGGACAAAGTCATCATCCGAGCCAAAATCAAAACGAGAAGCGAAGCAATTGTCGCGTTCATTCGAGCGAGATATACACAAGACGACGAATACGCCGTCATCAACAAAGGCATCGCCGACAAGCAAGACCCCGAATATATCGCATATCGGGATTACGTTTCGGAATGCAAGGAGTATGCGGGGGTTTATTTCCCAAACGCTAGTTAATCGTTAGGAGGTAATTATGGCAGACAAGACATCACGACACAACGACACATTCGCAACGCAACGCATCTGTGGTGGAACTTGGTCTTCGGTGCCGCGTTATTCATCGCATTGGATGACGAGAAAGCGCCTATGGTGTTCCTTGTTGGGTGTGTGACTGGTGGTCTTGCGTATCTGGCGCTTCGGACTGGCACGCATTACTCGCTCGGCGCATCCGCTGGCGTGTGGGCACTAGGTGGAATGTATCTACGTAAGAATTGGGTAAGTGCGTTGATTATCTTGCTTATGATTACAACATTCTGGCAAGACGGTGTGAACCACATTGGACATATTACTGGATTGATAACCGGTCTAACCTATTCGTTAATAAGAAAGGAAATATACTATGAACAAACCAAAAAAGACGAAAGACTTCAAGCGCAAGTATAGCAGAGCATTGGTGAATACACCTGAACTAGAACAGGGTGAACTGTGTATGCAAATGCGAGATGGAAGTCTTAAAAAGATTGATGCAAAAGACGTTAAGCATAATGGAGTGACGCACGAAACACTATTCCATATGTTCCAAGAGGAGAAAGAGCGTCTAGCAGAACACAGAAATGCTCTTAAAGGCGTCTCACAGGCTCTCTCATCACTTTTTGCATCTAACGGGTATAATTACATTGGCGAGAGCGAAAACGACATCACAGAGAATATTTCGAAGTTACAAATCGTACACAATCTTAACACCACGAATTGTATTGTGTTGAACGAGGATGGTACAGTTAAGGATATTGTAGGCGTTGACGCCGTGCTACCAGAACACGTGAGTGTACCAGAGGATTTCAATAAAGGATATTGGCGTTTCATTGATGGTATGTTCGTGTTGGATAAAGAGTTGTACAATCAGTATTGGGGGGCGTTATAGGTGGAATTCCTAAACACATTACAAGCGTTCTGGTCGGAGTATGGCCCAATGGTGATTGGTATCGGCGGTACGCTATTGACGGTCGCAGGTACGGTACTCACCATCTATCTTAAAATCAAACCGATTGTAGCGGCATTTAAGGATAAATTAGACGCTATTAAATCAAAGGTTGATAATCCAGATATGGAGGATATCTCATCCAAACTACAATCTCTCGACCTCGCTACGAAGATTACTGATTTGAAAGCAAAGATTAACAATCCAACCATTTCAGATGAGTTGAAACAACAATACATCGCACAATTAGAGGCTACTTTGGAATTGAAAGCCAAACTGGATGCAGGTCTAGCAAAAGTTGAAGATGTAACAAGTAAGTTCTGATGAGTAAGGTATTCAAGGTTTTAGGATTTGCATTCACGTGGCTTGCACCAGTAGCCGTTATCTATCGCAATCACGTTGTACTGATTAACGGATATGACGTTGATATGTTCGGATTGTTATTCATCTTGGTAATGGTTATTGCGTTTATCAAATGGGTGGATAAGAAGGCGGAGGTCTGGAATATTCAAGACAGAAATAAAATCTTCATCTTGAACTGGACGAGTGCAAAGCGGTTGCTTTTAGCAAGTGGTATGACGTGGGTGTTATTCACGATTGAAGATGACCTGCCAAAGATACAAGTGAGTGCTCTACTGATTTCTATTTGCTTCTTAATAGGTTGGATATTCTCTCTATGGGGAGAGAAATTAAAGGGTGCGTAAGCACCTTTTATATGGAAAGGGGTTGGGGATAGTGTTTCGTTATGTAAAACAACGTAAGACAGAGTATGAAGATTACACAATGTATTATCTAGTACATAGACACGGATTATAGAAAAAGGCGCACCTTATACGGGTGCGCTTTGTTTAGATATAAATCCTTTGAGGAATACATAATCATCCGTTAGATTGGATGAATAGATATTGCGAATGTACTTTTTACCAAGGTCAAATCCTGTGTAGATGTTCACTGTGAAGACGATGAGTTTTCCTGCTAGCACAACCAACTCTTCGTTGGTATAATCCTTCGCGAAGATTTGTAGAGCGTTGTACACCATAAATGCAATCAGTGTAATCGCATTGGTGCGTAGAGAAGATACCACATATTCATTCTTACCTACACGTCGATTGCGTTCACCGTTAGGCGTCTTATAGAATGTAGACATCATCTCATCAATATCATATCGATAGTATTTTACTTTGCAAGCGTCAATGTTGAAATCCTCTTGGTATGTAGCCTCTTTACGTTGCTTCCACTTTTTTAGATTGAGTTTACGTTTGAACTTATACCAAGCCTTTTCACTATACCAGTTGATTTTACGGTCACACTTGTTACGGTATTGTTTAAGTTTCTCGTCCTGATTGCGCTTGTTTATCGCTTGTTCCAGAGCATCAGTTAACCCTTTCTGATTGATTTCAGATACTAGTTTACCTTTACCCTTTTCAAGTTCTGCTACATCATCATTATTCTTCAACTCGAATTCAATACCACTATCAGAGTACAACCAACGAAACATCAATGCTAATCCAGTAGACGTTAGCGTATCAACCCAATACTCAAACGTAGCAAGGAAGCGCCAGTTCTGTCTAAACGAGAAGAATACAAGTGCGATGTATAGACCGAATACAAACGTTGTAATCAGAATACGAAATGCTTTTGCGAACCAAGATGCGTTATTCATTTTTCACCTTCTCTAAATCACGGATAATCATTTCAATCGCATCAATGGAGAAAGGTTGGTCTAGTCGGGGCATTATATGAAATGTTTTCTTTGCAACATCATACCATATGGCGAAACCATTGATATTCAGATAATAGAAATGCAACTCTCCATCTATGAACATTTTCTTGAACTTTGATAGCACTTTATTCAATCTTTGTTTTTCCGCTAGTTTCATAGCGTAGTCTTCGTCTTCTTCATAGAAACCTGCATAAAAATACACATTACCCCTCCTTTCTGGGGAATAAACTTTTGCATTGTTTCAAACTGTGTACCTCAACGAAGTGGTACTCATCTCCATAGTTGTATCTAAATAGTTTAGAGCGGATTTTATAGTCCTTACGTGCGAATCCTTTACTTTCAAATGCAATCAGTTTATCGTAATCCTTGTGACGTATGATGAAGTCTGGTGTGTATACCATATTCCTCGCCCTACGCCACTTTCCACTTTCAATATCGAACCATCTGAATCCCTCTAATAGTAGAAACGTCTTCTGTCTATCTACAATCTCGATATCAGGATGTTCTTTCAGATAGATGTAATGGTTCATCTCCAATTTACTATCAAATAGAATGCCATCGTATTCTACTTTTTTAACTCTTGCGATACTATCACTCCTAACTGATGAACGGGTAAATCAATGTTCCTAGCAATACACCAAGTCCAATACCTGCAAAGAATGATAGAATAGACTTAACAATCAGTACAAACAATGCCCACATTACTGTTCACCTCTTTCCGCTTTAATCAAGCCGACTAAACGCTCATATAGAAACAATACACTGATATAGGAACTAACCATCATTAGAATGGTAAATGGAATGTCTGCCACTACATACGTCCAAATCGTTCCATATAAGACCGTGTGTAGCGTTATGAACTGCAATGAGTACCACAATACCATAGGGAATGTAAAAATCGATTGTAGGGGCTGTGAGACGCCTTTAACGAGGTATCCTATAACCGCTATTCCATACCACCCTGTTAGCATTGGTATCATATACAGTGACAATCCATATTGAATGTTATCTAGGAATACATAAATCGTGATAATCAGAAATGTATCTCGTAACGGTAATACACTGGCATATACAAATACTAGCAGTAGTGTTAGTTGTATGTTAGGTAGGAATGCTAGCATCTGCTCCTGTACAAATAATATGGATGAGAATAACGCTATATTGATAATGCGATTAACGTTGCTGCAATAGATATTCAATAATCTCCGCTTGTTGTTCAATGATATCTTTGAGGAAGGCGTTGAGTTTATCTGTAATCTCCAATTCCTTAACCAGTTCATTGTAGCGCTCTTGGAAATCTTTAGTGACATCACACCATATATAACCAGAGAATTCAACATCAGTAGCAGAGCATCTATCGTACAATGGTTCGATGTCCTCTTCTTTGCAAAGCCAAATGTCAATTCCCAGAAAGTCATCGTCATCACTAACGTCCAGCGCATACAACTTGGGAGATGATGGGAGTTCATCATAGATTTTGATAACCGCATAATGTCCTCCGAGCGACGGAGCATCTTTCATAACACGAACCCAATCCCCAACTTTAATCTCTTTACTCATCATATTCCAACTCCTTCATCAACTGTTTAAACCATTCCTTATCAATTTCTTCTACAAGGTTTACAATATCATATTTCGCTTTATTGCGGATGCGTAATTCACCATCTTCACAATATACATTATCTCTTACAATACCGTGTAATCTATATAGTAGCAAATCAAATTCAACCATCATTCCTCACGCTCTTTCTTATGTTTTGTTTTTCGAGTATAGCGCTTCTTATTCTTGTGTATAATACCACGCACCCTAGTTTGAATATCAAAGTGTTCGTAATTTCTCTTTTTTCTTACCTTTCTCTCTACCATATCCTTTAACTCCATCCAACACCCACCAATCATAATCCGTATACTCGTTAAAGTCCGCTATGACATCGGTAAGTTCCTTATCGAATACACGTGCAAGCATATGTAACTCCTCCATAATAATGCTATACGATGAGTAGTAAATAATCTTAAACGCATATTCTGATACGATTGTGTAATCATCTTTTTTTAGAATGGCAAATCACTCATTTCATCATCCGTTATACCGAACTCGTTGTCTGTTTCTTTGTCATCTAACGAATATCCGAAGTCTTCCTGTTGCACAATAACGTATCCATTCTTATCCGCCATCGGGTCTGATGTATCGAACTTTTTCTCTACGAACTCTACATAGTCACCAATGTAGGTGTAGTTCACCTGTCCCAATCTACCGTCACGGTTCTTTCTAACGAATAACTTGACAAATCTACTATCAAACTTCTGGTCTATATCATCCGTATGTAGCATAATGACGATGTTGGCATCCTGTTCCAAACTACCACTGTCACGCAAGTCAGATAGCACTGGTTCACGAATGTTACCACCATCTGTTACAACACCACGATTAAGTTGTGCTAGTGCGATTACAGGGATATCCAACTCCATAGCAATCTGTTTGAGTTTCTGTGAAATGTAGGATACTTGGTTTTGTTTCTGACCTTTGTACTGCGCTGTTTCCAACAACTGCAAATAGTCTATTACAATTACATCAAGTTCTCCTTTTTTCTTCAAATACCTAGCAAGCCCGTGCAACTGTTCAATGCTCATACCACCTTTATCAAAGAAGTTAAACTTGAACTTACTAATAGCATTCTTCGCTTTCATAATGCTGGCCCATTCAGCACTAGTCTTTGCTTCCTTGCGCTTCAACTTTCTTGCAGGTACGTGTGCCATATTTGCTACAAGACGGTTCATAAATTCCCTTTTGTTCATCTCCAACGAAACAAATAATGGGTGCTTGTTTTGCAAACAGAAGTTTTTGACGATGTTAGTTGCAAATGCCGACTTACCAACGCTAGGTCTTGCACCGATGTACATAAGATTACTATCTTCCAACAAGACCAAATCATCCAACATACGAAATCCTAGTTTATGAGATTGAACGGGGGTTTCATCTTCTTGGTATTTAACCCATTCATCAATGTAATCCTCGAATCTCTCATACTCAATATTACTAGTAATTCCCATATTCTCAATGGATTTCTCAATCTTGTTTACCAAGTTCTGGCTTGCTACACCCTTGATGGGTTCTGTTACAATGTACAGTGCCTCATTGTATAGTACACGTTTATGATACGTATCCATCAGGATTTCAATCTTTAAATCAAACTCATCTGTACTCATTACAACATTTCTCAAATCAAAGATGTATTCCAGTACACTATCGTCCGTTTCCTTTTTCGTCTTCAAACGATTGATGAGTGTTTCATATCCGATAGATAGATTGTTGTGGTATAGGTACAGCATCGCCGTATAAATGGTTCTGTGTTCCTCTTGGTAGAATGCAGGAACCGGGACAGTATCCACCATCTCCCTAATCAATCTGTCATCCAGTATAATACTGCCAAGAATTTCCTGTTCCAGTTCTAACTCACAAGGTGCGTCTTGTATGTTTACTTGTTTGTTTTCTTGCACCCTGCCACTCCTTTAATCCATAAGTACAATATCGTTTTGCTTGGCGTAGTAGAATGGTACAACCCAGTCACCATCCCACCACGTGTTCACATAAGCAACGTGAGATTCCCTCGCTCGTTCCTCTGAATTACAATCCTCTGATAAATGATGGAACATAACGCCTCTACAACGTTTATTATCACTCAACTGCATCATCAACACAACCTTTTCAATCGCATTGAAGTTATCACTGTGACCGTGCCCAGATAGAACTCTACGCTTCAATGGAATGGCACGTTTGAAATCCATATACTGCATATATTCATCGTAGTTACTCTCCACCATATAGAATGTATGAGGTTTATGCAAGATGTCAAAATCTTTAAGCGTGTACGGATGGTTCGCATTATCTGCAATGAAGCATAGACTTTCGCCATCTGCAATATCCTCAATTACAATTCCATATGTTGGTACATCGTGTTTCAATGAAAACAAATTCATCTTCAAATCTTTACCAGACATCTCATCCTCAATCAAGATGAAACGACTTTCATCAAACTCCCGCTTTAACATCTCTAACATACCTTGATATACATCAGGGTGCATCAGGAACTTGATGTGCTTATACTTGTTATAGATTGCGGAGATAGACATCACGTGGTCTGTATGAGCGTGTGTAAGATATACAATGTCTACATCATCGAGGTCGATGCCTTGTGCGATGAGTAACGCCTCATTGATACGCTTCATAGATGTACCAGCATCAATAACGATGTTATGCTTTTGTGTGACTACTAGCGTGCTATTTCCTTTACTACCTGAATATAAGGCGAATACCTTCATTTAATCACCGCTCTTTAATTGTTTTTCTAGTTCTCTAATCCTCTTGTTGGTAAACATTTTAATGTGAATATCCAATAAAGTAATTTGTGGTACAGGACTTAAAAGAACACTTATCAATTTGTTTGCAAAATGTATTCTTTCAGAAGTGTTCATAGTTAAAGTTCAATCACTCCTCTGGCATTTGATAGACTTTTGGCAAATATTCAATTGGTTGTCTAAACTCGCCACTCATATATATGTGTGAGTTGTTTGCGGGTTTGTAATCTTCTGTGAGTGGGTTTGGTAAAAACAACTTACCTACAACGTGTCGTTCTATCTCGTCCAACACTTCCATCGCACGTTCTTTTGTTGCGTATGTACCGAGCGCCTGCTCGTTCTCAACCCTGATGACATACTTACCTGTTTCTCTGTAGGCTCTTATCATCCTGTTATACGGTACTAATGCCATACGGTCTTGCGTTCTGATGGATAACATTGCACAATCACTCCAATGCGCTTCAAGTCTTCCAGCATCTGTTCTGCTTCTTCTTTGGTTATTTTTGTTCTAATCATTTTACCCTCCTATTTAGCAAACAAAATCTTTTTGTTTTCCGCTGTATAAATCAGCGCTTGTTGTTCATCCCAACTGGAAAGGTTGTTGATATCTTCAAGCGAGATGCGTCCTGCATTTACGAGTTTAACAGCGTGTTGAATTTGTGCACCTTTCAGGAATTGAGTGTTGATATCCGCCGCAGTAATCCGTGCATTCGGCGTGGTAGCGGGTTTGCCTTGTGCGCTCTGATGGCTTTTGGTGTACGTTTCCTTACTATACGTCTTCTTTGGTTGCGTGTCGCCATACGGTTCATCAGGTAGCATTTCAACCAAGTGTTTCGCTTCATTCATACAGATTTCACTTTCAGTACGGAACTCTGCATCTGTAAAAATCTCTTTACTACCAGTTACTACTACATTAAAGTTTTTTGCAAGTCTAATTTCAACATAACGTTCAGGCATTTTTTCGATTTCTCCTCTTTTTTTATATAGATTTCTTAACTGCCATTCATCAAATTCAGGTACAATAACAGGTTGTATCCCTCTATCCTTATTGCCGATGTAATGCTTATACGCACCTATTATCTTACCATGCCAAATCTTTTCTTGTTTCTTTTTAACCTCACTACGTATATCCTGTACTACTGGTTCTTGCTCTCGCTCTCTCCAAGTGGGCACATAGACCACCTACAATGTAGCGTTGTAATACACCCTGCCTGTTTTATCATACCATACGGAGATGACGATGTGTTCGTTATTGCTAGGCGTCAACCCCATCGTATGCCCATATCCACCAAAGCCCTCATATGCGTTCGTATTGACGAATAGTCTACGCATACGTCCTACACCCTTGTTAGCGTTATTAGCAACGAAGAAATCCTCTTTAAAGATGATAGGTGTATGAGTGTGTGAATGCACGTAAATGTTCGCTTGTACGGCGTTAGACATCTTTTGTAGTTTGTTTGCTTTACCGCCTACGGTACTACCACCACCGTGCCCGTGTCGATGATACAAACTCAATGTATTACGTACGTTTTCACGACCTCGTGATTTACCAAACGATAGGAATACGACACTGCCTACTGGATGATACAAATCCTCAATGCCAAGTCGATAACAGAAATGTTTAATGATATCAATACCAGCGATACGCCAAGTACGTTGCTCGTGGTTACCTGTGGTGATTGATAGAATGCGCTCTCGTAGCGGTTTGAACAGTTGAACCAATTCTTCATTCTGTTCCTCTGGACTTACACGTTCTTCATAGATATCGCTAACCGATGTTTTAATCGCATTGTTGATTAAGTCACCATTAAGCACGATATATCCAACGGGGTCATCCTGCACCGTTTGTAGCAGTGCTTCAAGTTCTTTACGATTATGGAATACAGAACCAATATGCAAATCTGCAATAGGGTAGATGTTAATCTTTTCTAGGTCTGCACCCAAATCGTGTTTGATTACGTTAATCGTTTCCAATGTATCACTCCTTATCTTTCTTCTTACTAATAATATATTGCATTAGTACAAGCATATCCTCTGGTGAGAACATACTCTCAATACCGTTGTGAAAGCACAGTGTATCTCCACCACAAATGTCGAGCAACCAACGTCTAGAAACTGTTTCATCCAAGTCTGTTACAACAAGGATAATGCCATTCTCATAAGGGTCTAGAAAGTCTAGTGCTGCTTTACCATCGCCAATGAAATCATCAAACACATAGCGAGCAGCACGCATTAGAATGTTATATGCCGCAACTTCTAGTTCAGTCATTTTCTTTCACGCAACTCCTCGTCAATTTGTTTAATCTCATCACGTAGGAAATCCGCATATGTACCATATCGTTTATCGCCACCTACAAATTCAATCTCACTAACATACAATGCACGAATGATATTCAATTCCTCATCTGTAAATGAAATCAGACAACATTTATTCATTGTGACATTACTTTCGGTTAATAGTGATAGTAGCAACAATGGACTTTACATCACCGAACAGGTGTCCTAGTGGGTCTTCGTCACTTTCTTCTTCTACATCGACACACCAATCTTCGGGAAGTAATACCATAACATCTTCTTTGGCCTCTTCTTTGGTTTTTCCTTGACACTTATAAGGCCATTCTAACTCTAAAGATTTTTTAATGTATTCAATATCACTATACTCACTTTCCATCCACTCCACATACTTACTCAATCGAAACTCTTTACGCATCTTTCTTTTCTCCTTTCGGTTTATAATACAAATCCAACTGTGTACCAATCTCAATGTTCTTCATATACCAATACTCCCTCAACAAATGTGCCACCTCAACATCATTCATACCTTGCTCCGCACACCATTTGATAAAGGAACTGGACGTATAGAAATGTTTACCGTTATAGACCATATTTTTGCTTACCACAGTGTTTGCATTGATATAGGTATAACGTCTTATATCCATCGCAAGAACGTGCCACACGTGGAATAAACTCGTGTTTACCGATGATGCAGAGTAGTTTACGTTTCAGTTTATTCATCTACCAATTCCACAGTCCTAACAATATATCCATATCCCTCTACGTTATCATCCCAATAATCCCCAACGGGTTCGTATTCACGTTCTTTCATCTTGAAGTTATACCCGTGCGTTTGTTTCATATACTTGTGCAACGCCTCTCTTGTAAGAAACACCTTGTCGCAAGAAAAATCCCAGTTTGTGTAGAATACACCCTCAATCGGTATATAGGCCTTTTTACTCATTTATCCAACACCTCTTTGATTTTATAATATGCTTCTAATCTTTGGCTATCGCCGGTTCCCGCCTTTTTGTCATCTACACTATCCAATATCTCACGAATGGCGTGCAACTTATTAGTTGCTTCCTTGATGCGTTCTTGTTGTGTTTGTAATGCTTGTTTGATTGGTTCTAGGTACTTACTTTTCAATTCCTCCCTATACTCTCCGCCTGTTCCGTGTAGGAAACTTTTCCCAACGTACTCCAACGCCTCTTCTACATCTTGTGTGAGTGGCGGCGCTTCTTCCAAATAAAACAAAACTTGTCGAATGGCATATCTTACCTTTTGAATGTTTTCGTTGTGGAGTGGCCCATTGTTGATGATTTCCCACGCCACGTCTAGTATTTGAGTGTATTCTTCTTTGTTAATCATTTGTCCAGCACCCCTTTGATACATCTTTCAAAACATATGTATTGCAATGTTTTTCTACCACATCACGAAGAACGTGTAACTCATTAGTTAACTCCTTGATGCGCTGTTCGTAATCTTGTAATGTTTGTTTGATTGGTTCTAGGTACTTACTTTTCAATTCCTCCCTATACTCTCCCCCTGTGCCGTGTAGAAAATGTTTTTCAATGTATTCCAACGCTTCTAATTCTTTATTCATCTTCATCCTCCCAGTCCAAAACGTGTCCGCATCGTGGGCAGTAGTCATATTCACCAATCTCCGTGAACAACCACATACTGTCCGTATTGCCTGTTTCTAGACAGTTGGAACATTCAAATGCACCTTCGTTCTCGTGGATAATGACTTTCTGCGGAATGTCACGTTCAACCAATCGTTTGATATGTTGCAATAACTCGATTACTTTTTCGTCTTTGATTTCATCGAGAACTTCGAAAATATCTTTACTAATCATTCTTCATCATCCTCAAAGATTGGGCTATATTTTACGAAACGCCCATACTTAATCACATCTCTAATTTTGTCGATATAACACTGGTCTAGGCTTGTATACAATTCCAATTCCTCTGCAATATCAAGGATTTCCTGTCTTACATTAACAAATTCTCGCAGTACATCAATTACCACATTCTCCATAGGTTGCCCAGTAATCGCTTTCCATTCTTCTGCTAGGAACAGTGCTTCTTCGTATTTATTCATCATTTTATCACTCCGATTAGTCCGCACATACAATAACCAAAGCCGTTGATGCAAAGAAAATTAAAGCAATCACACCCCTGACAAACCCCCAAAACTTAAAATCTATTGTAATTTCGGGAAACTCCCACATCATAAAGGCAGAGAACAAATAAACAAACCCAATTACAAACAAAGCCAACAAACTAAATCCAACAAACGTCTTAAAGAAAATAAATACATATTTCATCAGTCGAACACCTTTCTAATATCAATTCCAAATTCACTTTTCAATTCCATCATAGCATACCCGTTCATTACACACCACTTGTACAAATCATCGAAGTCATAGATGCGTCCTAGATTTTCTTCAATGTGCCATTTGCCGTAACCTTGTTGTGCAATATGCTCTTTAACAATTTCCTCGTCTTCCGAGATAAAACCCTCGTAGTAATAGAATTTCTCCGTCATACGTATCACCCCTACACTATATTATACGTTTTTATATACCAAAATAGCAACTAGATTTATAAATTTTTATAATTTTCTTGTAAATTCATAATATCTATATCTAACTCTTTAATTTTATCTTCTAAATTAGAATATAAATATTTCCAAGTATTATTAGATGTATCTTCTATTTTATATTTATAAAAATCTAGAAGTTCTATATAGGCCCTACGTTCTTCGTAATAATCTTGTAGCAAATTGTAAGCATCTTGTTTACTCATTGTTGTTCTCCTTCGTGGATGTTTCCGATGACTTCGACAGAGTAATAGCGTTGTTTCTCCTCGCTGGTTAGTGAGTGAACTGTACGAATTGGTTGTTTCATCCATTTATTACCCTTTTTTTGTGCGCATCTGAACGCTCCATCTGCACCGACGTAAACTTGCCATAAGTAACTGTTGTACAAGTCAAGGCTGTTATTCGATACGCCTTTCAGTATATCACCTTCATAAATCTCTACGCCGTTTTTATCTTTTAAGCCGGTGTATTGTTCGACAATGTAGTCGTCACTTTGTGTCATCAAAAATAACCCAGGGTGATGATATGATGGTTTGTGAACATCATATATGTATTCTTTTTCCTTTTTGTCCCACGCTCTAAACTTAATATCACGCATTGTTCATTCCTCTCTAATCTGTTCTAGACCTGCACGAAAGAATACCTGTTCAGATAGCAAATCGTTGTCAGTGGCGTTATAAAGCGTCAATACATTCGTTTTACAGTTGTATGTGCCAATCTTACGTGCAACCGCTACTGTCGCATCGTTGCCGCCGTAGTCCACACCAATGATGATGTCCGTGTAATGTTCTCTTGCTTCTTCACTCCAATCAAGTGCTTGACCACAATCGGGGCAATATTTATAATCACTATTATTATGATAACAAGTACAATTTGGACAAACTCTATCTGCTAGATGTTTCTTCGGTGTCGCTCGTTCTACTAGTTCATATAGCACATCCATTTGGCTTCTCGCACCGAAACTACCCTCAATTTGTTTAATCTCATTCAGCATATATTCGTGTGCTTTCTCATACTTATTCATTCCTCACTCCTCCAATTCATAATCATACAAGCGGAATTTATGTGCAAACTTATGTGCAATCACAAACTTACCATCGCTATGCGTCCACCCATAACCGTTGAAGCAATACCCATATCCATCAAGTGTAACAATGTCACCCGTTTCTAGACCTGTTTCATCTCCATCAATACAGATGATGGTATCGCCAACCTTGAACCACGGAGCCCCTTTCTCTTCTTCCCCACCAAAGTAAGCGATAATCATAGATGCAATAAACAATGGAATTTGTTCTTCAATCTTAACCATACCATCTTCAAATGTGGCAATAGGCGTTTTGAATACATCGTATTTCTTGTAGAACATTTTGACGTCGTTTTCATCATAGTAAAACACGTCGCCAAGTTGGAATTTTGCACGGTAATACGTGCGTAGTTCATCCAAAATTTCTTTCAATTCTTCATTCATTACTCAATCTCCTCTCTCAAATCTTTCAAGAAATCCACCCATAATTTGTTCACATATTGCCTAGATACACCTAGTTGATTTGCCATATTGGTTTGACTAGTACCACTAATCAACTCCAATAAGATGTCTTTTTTGCTATGATTTTCTAGTTTTTGATAGGCACGAGATACAATCCAAGAATATTGACCGTTATAAAAATCGGTATCATCTTGGATAATATCAAGGTCTACATCTTTCACATCAGATAATACATTACCTTTTTCATCTTTATTCCTGCGTTTATCACGGCTCTCATAGCGAATTAAATCTAGAAAGTGGTTAGTTAGCACCGTAGTAATAAACGTTGTTACAGCGCTCTCTCCATCGTATTCTTGGTATACCTGCCACAGTTTCATCAATCCCTCTTGTACTACATCATCGTGTGAAATGAAACGTACATTGGGTTTGTATTTATGAGCGAGTTTATGTATCAGTTCCATATTATCAGCAATCATACGCTCGTATGTCATACTACCCCCACTTTTCAAAGAATTTAACTAGCACCTTCGCTACATCGAACGGACAGGCATCGGGGAAACAATCAATGTGTACAGGGCCGAAAGCGTTATCATCACGAACGAACTGCATAACAGCATAATCAAATTCAAACTCCCATACGGCACCGTATTCTTCTGTTAGCGCATTGATTACCGTTTGTGCGTCATCTTCCATCTCTGCTTCACAAAGGACGTTGTCAAGTTGATTGTGCAAACGTTTAATAAGGCCGTACAACGGTGTAATATCTGCGGTAGTTCCACTGAAATCCAATTTTTCATCAAAAATGTCCATTTCACTCTTCAAATAATCCCTAACAAACATCAATTCATCAGCGTTCATTACAACGTTATATTTTTTCATATCCATCACTTTCCTTTCTTATACCAATCATACAGTCTAGTCAATTCAAAGATGAATGCGGATTGTTCTGGGGCATCACTGGATTTCAACCAATCCATAAATCCATCTAGCGAACGTTCTACTTTCCAAACACTGCCACCATTTGGAATGGAATGAACTTTTGTGTACGTTACATCGGTTGGTGTGGTTACGAAGATGTCAAGTTCATCCAAATTAACCTCGATGTACTCCACTGTCCATTCGTCAAAATATTTGACGTCCAACTTTCCACCAGATGCGAAGTGTTCCTCTGTTTCAAAGTCAAGGATGTTGATATTCTCATAGTCTGATACAAAATCCAAGAAATCTTTCAGTTTCATCATTCTTCCTCCATTCTTTGCTTGATAATCGCTATAACGATATTTTTGATATCCTCGATTTCACTTGCATCATCATATTCTTTCTTTGTTTGCTCCCATCGTTCAGCAAGCGCCAACGCTCGTTCAAACGTAAATTGTTTGCATCCGATTCGAATATGCTCGTCTGTTAGCGTGATATTGTATTTGTACCCTGTTATGCTAATCGCATCTTTTGATGCAACGGCATTACCAGATACTACAGCATTACCATATACTCTAGCATTACCATATACTCTAGCATTACCAGATACTACAGCATTACCATATACTCTAGCATTACCATATACTCTAGCATCACCATATACTCTAGCATCACCAGATACTCCAGCGTTACCAAATACTTCGGCATTACCAAATACCAAAGCGTTACCAAATACCAAAGCGTTACCAGATACCCAAGCGTTACCAGATACTCCAGCGTTACCAGATACCCAAGCGTTACCAGATACCCAAGCGTTACCAAATACCCAAGCGTTACCAAATACCCAAGCGTTACCAGATACCCAAGCGTTACCAGAGTGAGAAAGGTTTTCCTCTTTTTCGATGTATCCGCCGATGTCACCTTTTTTGACATTGCCGAAATCACGCAAAGCCTTAATTCGACATAGTCCGTTTTGCTCTCGTTCTAACATCTCGTATTTTTTCATCGTTCTTCCTCCTTTTTTCTCTTGTCCTTCACAAGTTTATCGAGTAAAAATTGCATCGCTAGTATAAGTTGTTCTTGGTATGTCGGCTCCTTGTCGTCCCAACGCAACCACATCTCCCAACTCACGTTTTTTATCTTCATCGCTCTACTCCCTTCTTTGCTAAATCCCATTTATCATACACGGTATATCCGTTATGACTTGGTTCTTTGTAAGTGATGCACAGATAATCATCATCACGAGGTACAACCACTAAATAACTTTCTTCATCCACCGCTACATTGATGCAACCATCTGTATTCATATACGCAAATCTAGCATTCAACACTTTACTCATCAATACACCGTGAATGTGGTACTTATTATGGATTTTAAGACGTTCTACTAAACGTTGTTCTGCGTGACGTGAGTATTTGGTATTCATAATCAAATCATAAATCTCACGATAGTTCAATAGATATGCTTCCATTATACACGTTCTCCCCCATTATTTTCAATAAAAGCAACCATATCAAAAATTAAATCATACTTATATCTATTCAATAAATTATCAATGTAAAAATATTCTTTGTCAAAAGAGGCTGCAACACGGTAGAATCTGTGTGAGTTTAAAAATTCTATTACAACTTCATCGAAAAAGCCTTTCTTTATAGTAACTTTGATTTCTAACGCCTTTCTACCAAAACCGATTTTACTGATTTCCTCAACCAGTTTTTTTCTGACATCCTCTTCATTGAAATTGCATTTTTCCATTATTTACCATCCCATTCGTATTCTGCAAAGTATTCCAATACATCTTGATACGTCTTATCCAGTTCACTTGCTACAAATCGTATACAGCGAACCAAGACGTTAGCGTCGTCTTCCTCATCTGAATAGTAATTCTTGATTGTGTAATCAACATCATTACCAGTTAGAAACTCAATGAAATACGTAATGTTATCCAGTGTTGCACCAATCTTAATTTCTCCACGTTTCATTTTACTACCTCCATATATGTGATTTTATAAACCTCTCCATTTTCCTTACGTAAATTCTTCGATACTAGAAACAGTACAATCTCTAATCGTCCCTCGCTTACGTTAGAAAGTCTTAACTCTGCACCGTTTTCAAACTCATAAATAACATCGTAATGCTTCATATGCATCCTCCTTTTTGTTCCGTTTTTATGGAACGTTTTATATGCAATATCTTGCTACTTATACTATAATATCAAATCTAATACGCAATATTCTTCCACTTATCAAATAATATTAAGGGGGGTTTAACCCTAGCGAGTGAAAATCAAAATCTTTCAGCGATATATCGTAATACCACTATCATATAAAATGAAATAGGTTTTACCATTTCACAATATTATATATCTGGGGTGCCACTTTACCACTTTAAAGTGCTAAAGTGAACCTTGCCGTATTATTTGCTCTTGTGTTCGCTTTTTGCCCTCGTCTGGTGTATTGATATTCCCTAGATGCTAAAACGCTGTTAGAGGGGAAATATGAGCGGGTTATATGGTATATATCGCATCAACTCCTTCGTGCATATTCTACACCTATTATATACCCGAATTTTCGAAACGGGAAAAAACGAGGGAAGAAAGTGGAAAAAGTTTATTTTGATATTCAAAGTTTAGATCCGTGAACACTTTAAAGTGCTAAAGTATAGAGCATAAAAAAAAGGGGCACCTACTCGGTGCCCCCCTCATCATTGACCAGTTCCAAGGCGAATCCCTTGGCCTTCATTGACCCGTACAGTGACATTGTATTGTATAGCGTCTTCACACTGCATCCAATCCACGCCGCCGCATCCTCGATTGAATCGACGATGTGGACGGGTAGAGACAGCGCATTGTCTTCTACAATTAAGATTGACTTCTTCATTTTTGCGCTTCCTCTAATAGTTCTACTTTGATATAGAAGCAAATAGAAGCGACCAATAACGCTGTTGTTTCCTCGTGCTTTCCGCCTTGTTCGGCTTTCAGGTGCTGGCCCTCTCGCTCGATGGAGAATCCCTCGCCGCCTCTGTATACGGTAGCCCGTGCATCCTCGAAATATACCGCTTCCCCCTCTTCCATATCGTCCAGAATATAACGCAATTCGTCCGCTAATTCTGATTTAGCTTCTTGCAAGGCGTCGTAACAGTGTACTTCTATTTGTCTGGCGGTCAGGTCTTGTAGATTGTTGGCTCCGTCGACATAATACCAGTCCGAATTAAACCACTTGATATCTTGCCCTTGTCTGAATGCCTCTTCCATCGTTTCGCAGTTAAATGTTAACCAGTCCTCCAGCATATCACCGCTCAAGAAGGAATCCCGCTGGGTTTCTCCCGCCGCAGTGCTCAACATATTTTCCAAAGCGTCCGTGTCGTAGTAGTTGGGGAAACAGTGGCTCGACTCCGTTGTAAAGTGCAGTCTCGCTTTCAGCAGTGTCCGCAAGTCTTCTTTCATTGTCTCGGCGATTCTCTCGGTTGTCTTCATGTTCTTATTTTTCCTCCTTGTTTTGGTTGTTTAATGCTTCGTATTGACGATAAAATGATAGTTCATTATCGATTGCTTTTTCTAGGTCTTCCGCTACCAGTGTCAACCATTCCTCATCATTTGTATGTGCTCGTTTGGCTTGGTTGATTGCTTGCCGCAATTCTTCGCAATAAATGTCGGCAGGGTAGTCGAGACCAGCGAATGCACTGTCGACGATGTTTTCGATACGGTGGGCACGTTCTACACTGTGTGCACGTGTTTCATTGATTGCTTTGATGATTTGTTCCTTCATTGTTGTTTCCTCCTTTATTAGCGATGGTCGCTACCCTT